ATTACAAACACTGAACAAGTACAAGTAAGAGCTCGTAATAAAAAAGGGCGTTATGTAGCAGATGACAAATCAACACCTGATGTAAATGAAGCCTATACAACAAAAAGAGTGAAGAAAAGTAAAAAGTAATGGCAACGGTAAAAGAAACTATAGCCAAACTAGAGACACATGAAAAAGAATGTGCTATTCGTTATGCCAATATAGAACAAAGACTAGCAGATGGCTCAAAAAGATTTGATAAGCTAGAAACTATGCTATGGGCAGTATATCCATTTATTGTTGGCGCAATAGTTGCAGCAAGTTTTGTATGAATCAAGAAAGCGGAAGATTTGGTGGCGATATGGACCGTAATGAGGTTGAAATGGACCTCAATAAATTTATGGCTATGATTCAGGAAATATCCGATCTAAAAGATAAAATAAGAGATCTAGAGTCAGATACTAAAGTAAACCCACATCAAAAATGGATTCATCTTGCCAAAGCTGTAGACTCTTGGAGAATCTTCCCTCGTATATTTTTATCAGTCTACATAATCTTACTTTATAAATGCACTATGTGGTTTATGGCCTTGGAAGCTCCTAGCTTTGAACAATCAGGTCTAATCTCTATTGTTGTTGGCGCTGGAGCTGCATGGTTTGGTCTCTACGCAGGCACTACTAATTCATCAAAAACATTTAAAGGCGAAGATAATTAATGGAAGTCTTTAATCTTGTTGGAGAGGTTGGCGTGCCAATTGCGGGTGCTCTAGTCATGGCTTACTTTATATTTCTTGTAATGAAACAACTAATGGAAGGCCTGGTTGATGAAATCAAGACAGTTCAAGCGATAACAAAAATGTTGATAACCAGAGCTTCAATAATGAACAACGATATCATACGCATTGATACATCCGTATCAAGCGCACTCAATCTACCGCCAGATTTAGACAGGATAGCTAGAGCAGAAAATTTTGTTGAAGATGGCAAAATAGATGCTAGAAGAGATTAGTGTTGCGCAGTTAATAGCTGACTTTGGATTTCCAGTGGTTATGGTTGTCGGACTGGGCTATTTTGTTTACTACGTTTGGCAAACAATTAATAATGTGATAGATCCTGCCGTAGCACAAATGAAAACTACAATAATAAGGCTAACGGACCAACTACGACTTTTGGATCAAGATATGATACGATTAAAAGAGAAGGTTGATACAGTGGTCAAGCTAAAAGAAAATGATGAAAACAAAGACTAAACTACCACTCCATTACAAAATAGTTTTTGTATGGGCGTTGGTTTTATTTATAGGTATTTTAGCCACAAACTTGCGAGCAGACGAAATTAAATTTAATTTCAAATCTCCATCTTTCAGTGGTATTGGCACCTCAGCACATTATCTTACGATAGAGCAACAAGAGTTTTCACGGAAAGAACAATTAAAAGCAGACTTGAAGGCCTTAGAAGAACAAAGAAAAAGAGACGAAGAAAACTCAGTAATTTCTAGATTTACTAAAAACCTAGAATCACGCATCTTTGCACAAATAAGTAGACAGATCGTAGAACAGTTATTTGGCGAGAACCCTGAGACCACAGGATCTTTTACTTTATTTGATAACATAATCAGTTGGTCCAGCGACGGGACTTACATAACCCTAACTATTTTTAATACTTTAGATGGCACGACTACTGAAATTATTGTACCAATCGGCGACTTTGGTTTTGGTAATTAGTTGCTCTTCGCACGCTAAATTAATATCACCATGTCTTACTAACCCCGAAGGAGATTACAAAGATCTTGTCTCCATCGTTGGCAAAGCTCAATGTTTTTCCAAGGACGCTTTTATTAATCTACCGATAACGGAAGAAATACTTGATATACCTAAACCCAAAGATCAACCCATAGTTGCTGTGTATAAGTTTGGTGACTTTACCGGACAAAGAAAATCAGTAGACGGCTATGCAAATTTCAGCACAGCTATGACACAAGCACCTGAGACTTATCTTATAAGAGCATTGAAACAGTCTGGCTTTTTTCGTGTAGTAGAGCGTGTAAATATAGATCACATCACCCGTGAACGCCAAATAATTAGGTCGACTCGCGAGAAGTTTGAGGATGAAACAGAACAACTGCCGTTACTCTTTGCTGGACTTATTATTGAAGGTGGTATTGTAGATTACAACACTAATTTAAGAACTGGAGGTGCGGGAGCCAGAACGCTTGGCATCGGCAGATCAAAACAATACCGGGAGGATACTGTTTTGGTTTCTATTAGAGTTGTCTCCGTTAGCACTGGTGAAATTTTATTAGAAAACTTAACGACTAGGACTATTTTATCCGTAGGTATTTCAAGCGATGTATTTAGGTTTACTAATAACTCGACAGAATTAATAGAGTTTGAAACAGGAAATGCCATGAATGAAAGCAAGTCTATCGCTTTGCAATCAGCTATAGAAATTGGTATTGTAGATATTGTAAAACAAGGGCGCGAACGAAATTTTTGGAAATATTATGATGAATAAACTTTTGTTTCTTTTATTGTTTAGCACAACTATTTTTGCAGACAACGAAATCTTTGTAGACCAAACCGGGAACTCAGCTACTATAGATCTAGAACAGCTCGGCTCTTCAAACCTTATCGGTGGGACCAGCGCTACTACAACCTCGATGACCGCACTTGACCTCGATGGAGTGTCAATGACACTTGACATCAATCAAATAGGATCTTCAAACATATTTAGATCAGACGGTATTGATGGCGATAACTTTACTGGTTTTTTTGAGTTTGATGGTGATAGCAATGTTTGGGACTTGTTGATGAACTCTACAGGCTTGATTACTGCTGATTATGTTGACCTGAATATTGATGTTACAGGATCTAGTAATGAGGCAGATATTAAAATAGCAGAAAACGCTGATTCCTCTTATCTTAATTTAGATTGGATTATCACTGGCGATTCTAACGTGTTTGATTTTGATATAGATTATGAAAACGCAGTCAACTATATGGACATAAACGGCAGCACTAACACAATAAATTTTACTGCTAGCGGATACTCTGGTACTACAGCATCTGATGCTGGTTATTTTAATTTAGATCTTGATGGCAGTAATAACACGCTAGACATCACACAATCTTCAACTTTAGCTCGTGATTGGTTATCCATCTCAACTAATTCTTCAAATTCTAATATTTGCGTCGTTCAAAATGATGGTGGCACCACCACTTCATGCTGATGCGATAGGAGATATTACTGAATTAACAGGATACGGCAGAGTTGTAAGAGACGAGACTTTTGCTGCTGAGTTAGATTTTGACATAAACTCTTTAGATAATGTTGAAACCTCAGCTGGCCGCATCGCTATAACATTTCTTGATGAGTCTACTGTAAAACTTACAGAGCACAGCAATCTGCTCATAAATGAATACGTCTTCAATAGCAACCCAGATAAATCTAAAATGGCTTTACAGTTTGCTAGTGGCACAATACGGTTTATCAGTGGTAATGCAAACAAGCTTAAAAAGAAAAACATTACGCTATCTACGCCTACTTCACAAATTTTTGTGCAAGGTACTGATTTTGTGTGTAGCGTTGATCTTTTGGGCAAGGCGCTTATAATCTTGCTCCCGGATGAATTTGGTAACGCTAGCGGTGAGATTGTGGTGCAAACCGCAGCTGGGCAAACTGTACTTAATAAGCCATATCAAGCAACCACCACTTCCATGTATGAGAAAGCACCAACGAAACCAATAACCTTAGACATAGATCTGAATTTTATTGACAACATGCTTATTGTCTCGCCACCCAAAGAAGAAGTTATTAATGAGGAGCAACAACAAAGTGAACAATCAGATTATTTGGATTTTAGCGATCTAGAAATTGATGCTTTGGCAGAAGACTTTTTGGAGGAAGAAGAGGACATGTCTTTTTCAGAGCTTGATATAGATTACCTAGCGACTGACTTTTTTGAAAACTTGTTAGATGTATTAGATGGGCTAGGTATTGAAGATGAAGAGGATCAATTAACAAATTTTTCTAACGGTGTTCAGCTAGTTGGTACTAGCTTTGGACAAGATTTAGAGACACAGATAACAACAATAATACAAGGCAACCAGGTCAAGCTAATGCGCATGGTAAATCAAAATGCACAAGTTTTGGTAAATGGCGATGATTCTTACACGGTTATCTTTATACAAGACGGTGTTACTAAAACTGTACAAATCAACGGCACATCATCTTCTGTTATTACAATAAAACAAAGCTCTGGATGAAAAAGATAATATTCACAGTATTTATAATACTATTGTTGCCACTGTTGTTTCAGTTATATCCTTTACAGATATTGAAACTACAAACTTTTGATACTTTTGTTAAAGAGTATGAGCCAAGTGGTAATTTTGCTATTCTAAATATTACTCAAGAGGATATCTTTCAATCCGGTGGCTGGCCATTTCCAAGGCAAGAACTTGCACAAATACATGTAGATTTATTAAACGCAGGAGCTTTGGGAGTTGGTTGGGTGGTATCTTTTCCTCAGGCAGATCGTTTTGGTGGTGATGACGTGTTTTTAGAGGCACTAAATTATAGTCCAAGCGTATTGGCTATGTTTGAATATGACAATGGTTTTTATCCACCAACTAGCGGGACTGTTTTACTTGGAGAAAATATAAGTGGTATTATGGCAAAGGGAGTTGTCACGAACAGCCAACTATTCATGTATATTCCTCAAGGTCTGTCATCAGCTCCCACCGAAATAGATAATTTGGTTAGAAGAATACCTTTGCTTATGCAAACACCAGATGGATTTGTCTCATCCTATGGCACAGAGGTCTTAAAGGTTTTAGCAGGTGCTAACACCTACATAATAAAAGGTGATGAAAACGGTATGCAACAAATAACCGTGCAAGGTTTACCACCAGTTGATGTTGACCGCTTAGGTAGAAAATGGATTAGCTGGGTGCAGACTCCAGAAACTACATTAGATGAAATGAATGTTGACGGTAAGTTTGTTTTTGTTTCTGTAGATGCACCAGGTGTCATGCCGCAAATCGCAACCCCTGTCGGTTTGCTTGGGCCACACAAAGTTCAAGCAGCGTTAGCTGAGTCAATTTTGATTCAAGACTCACCAAAAATACCAGATTGGGCACTAGCAGCCGAAATTTTAATTTTTACAATTTTTGTGCTTACAGTTTCGCTTGTATGCGCATATCTTAGTATGACCAAGGCGTTAGCCTTCGGACTGATTTTTATGGCTTTGACAGGCTTCTTAGGCGTTTTCAGCATAAAAAACGGCATTTTACTAGATTTTTCATGGACTTTAGCATCAGAATTTGTTGTTGGCAGCGTTATTTTCTATTTACGCTTTAGAAAAGAGTATTTATTACGCCAGCAAATTAAAAAACAATTTGAACATTATTTAGACAAACGACAGATTGCAATTTTGCAAAAAACACCCGAAGCACTCAAACTTGGTGGCGAAAAAAAATATTGCAGTTATCTTTTCACCGATTTGCGCGGATTTACTTCATTAAGTGAAAAGTTACCGCCAGAAGAAGTTACTGAAATAATGAACAAAACCTTAACTGTTCAGGTAAACGCAGTGCAAAAATTAGGTGGCATGACAGATAAATTTATCGGCGATGCTGGGATGTTTATATTTGGAGCACCCTTGGATTGTGAAGATCACGAAACCAAAGTGGTGCAAGCCGCAATAGATATACAAAAAGGCATAGGCGAACTTAACAAAACATTATCTACTCCGGTTGCAGTAGGCGTAGGCTGTCAGTCTGGATATGCAGTTATAGGTAATATGGGATCTGATACTCGGTTTGATTATTCTGCTATCGGAGATCCTGTAAACACAGCAGCAAGGCTAGAGTCGGCAACCAAAGAAGTAGGTGTCGATATCTTAATTGGCGATCAAACTGCAAAAAATTGTAAAATTGTATTAAAATTACTAAAACCTATAAATGTAAAAGGTAAAAAAGACAAACTAACTATATGGACAGTCGATGAGTAAAATATTATTAGGGGTTGTAGGCGTATTGATTATGTTATGTAGTTTTTTGTATTTGCAAAACAGTAAATTATCTACACTTAATGACGCTTACACTGTAAGAGATGCCGAGCAAAAAGCAACAATTGAGAATTTACAAGATGATTTTACATTGCAAACAAATAGTTTGTTAGAGCTTCAATCTAAGAACCAAGAAATCGAATTAGAGATGTCAAGATACCTTGACATTTTTAAAAGACATAATTTGTCCAAATTAGCAATTGCTAAACCCGGACTTATTGAAACAAGGGTAAACAATGGAACTAAAGATGTATTTGATAGCATTGAAAAAGATACTGCTAGTATCGACGATCTTGATGATGGCTTGCAGTTGCAGCCTAATACCGACTAAAAAAGTAGAGGTAATAAGCAAGCCAATAGAGCGCAAGATTGTGCAGCCAATTCTTCCCCGAGCGGTAGCTTTACAAGAACCCTATTGGTATGTCGTCTCTGAAAAGAATATTGATGAATTTCTTGAGCGGATTGAAAAGGAGCACGGATCAGTAGTTTTTGTGGCTATGTCTGTACCTGACTACGAATTGATGGCATATAATATGCAAGAGCTTAAAAGATATATTAAAGAGCTTAAGGAAGTAGTTATTTATTACAGAAAAGTAACAACAAACGAAGGAGAGGAAAATGAGTAAATCACCAGAAGCTTTTGTATATAAATGCAAACTTAAATCGGTCACCGATGGCGACACTATACGTCTTGAGACTATAGATCTTGGTTTTTCGGTGCAATTACACAACAAAGCTGTACGAATCGCGAAAATCGACACTCCAGAAAGCCGGATCAACATTAAAAGATATCCTGAGCGCACTAAAGAAAAGGAGCTTGGCTTGTTAGCAAAAGCAAAATTGAAAGAGTGGTTAGTTGGTGATATAACATTAAGATCTTATGGAACAGATAAATATGGAAGAGTTTTAGGCGATGTATTCTGCGATCAAGGCAATGTTGCCGACTTGCTTAAAGAAGCAAACCTTGCAGTCGATTATGACGGCGGTAAGAAAACAACAAAATGGGGAGAATAACATGCAAATTTCAGAGGAAGGAAAACAATTAATTAAGAAGTTCGAAGGGTGTCCTACTGACGGTGACATGGCTGTAAGTTATCGGTGTGCCGCTAATGTGCCCACAATAGGGTACGGATCAACTAGGTATAAAGGTAAGCCAGTTAAAGACGGTATGAAAATAACTTTAGAAGATGCAGACAAGCTATTAGCAGAAGAGCTCCATGAGTATGAATCATACATAAACAACATGGTTAATGTTAATCTAAGCGAAAATCAGTTTTCAGCGCTTGTTGCGTGGTGTTTTAACATAGGTCCTAATGCAGCAAAAGGTAGTTCAGCAATAAGATTTTTAAATGAACAAAAATATGATGAGGTGCCAAAACGCATGAAGCTTTGGAATAAAGCGACTGTAAACGGTGAAAAAGTAGTTTTGGAAGGTTTGGTAAGGAGAAGAGAGGCAGAAGCTTTATTATTTGAAGGCAAGGAATGGCACGAAGTATAACAGTATGTAATACTACAGCTAGGCGTAAAAAGCTTAGAGCTGAGTTGCAAAAAATATCGTCGCTACCTTGTTTCTCAGCTCGTTTATGAAAGATGTATCATTCAAAGATTTTGATATTTTATCTGAACAAGATAAAGCTGAGGCAGTAGCCCTAGTACAAAGATACGATCAACTAGAAAAACAAGACGGTTGTCAAAGTGACTTTATTAGTTTCATAAAACACATGTGGCCAGACTTTATTGAAGGCAGGCATCATAAAATTATTGCTAATAAATTTAACAATATAGCTGATGGCAAACTTAAAAGATTAATTGTTTGTTTACCGCCAAGACACTCCAAGTCAGAGTTTGCATCAACCTTTTTTCCTGCTTGGATGATGGGCAGAAGAGGTAATTTAAAAATAATACAAACCACTCACACAGCTGAACTTGCAGTAAGGTTTGGTAGAAAGGTAAGAAACATCATTGATAGCACCGAGTATCAACATATTTTTCCTGAACTTAAATTACAAGCAGACAACAAATCAGCTGGGCGTTGGACAAGTAACCAAGAGGGTGAGTTTTTTGCTGCTGGTGTTGGTGGTGCTATTACAGGACGTGGTGCTGACTTACTTATAATAGATGATCCTCATTCTGAACAGGACGCGCTTTCTCCCAAAGCATTAGAATCAGCATACGAGTGGTATACATCTGGACCAAGACAGCGTTTACAACCGGGTGGGATCATAGTAATAGTAATGACTAGATGGAGCACCAAAGATTTGGTAGGCAAAGTTTTAAATAAACAAGGCGAAGAAAATGCAGACAAATGGGAGGTTGTTGAATTTCCTGCAATTATGCCAGATTCAGAGCAGCCATTATGGCCTGAGTTTTGGAAAAAAGAAGAATTATTAGGCGTTAAAGCATCATTACCTATATCTAAATGGAACAGTCAGTGGATGCAAAACCCAACAGCTGAGGAGGGATCTATTGTTAAAAGAGAATGGTGGAATCGGTGGGAAGATGAAGATGTCCCAGCTTATAGTTATGTTATACAAAGTTACGATACGGCTTTTTCTAAAAAAGAAACAGCTGACTATTCTGCCATAACAACATGGGCAATATTTAATCGTGGCGATGAAAACAACGATGAAATAATACTTTTAGATGCCAAAAGAGTAAGGTGCGACTTTCCAGAGTTAAAAAAACTAGCATTAGAAGAATATAGGTATTGGGAACCAGATTGTGTGTTAATCGAGGCAAAAGCATCTGGGACGCCGCTCACACACGAATTAAGACGTATGGGCATACCTGTAACCTCTTATACTCCAAGCAGAGGACAAGACAAAATAGCACGAATGAATAGTGTTGCACCTATATTTGAATCAGGTATGGTTTGGGCACCAGAAGCGGATTTTGCAGAGGAGGTTATTGAAGAGATGGCGTCCTTTCCTTTTGGTGATTATGACGACTATTGTGATAGTGCTACAATGGCTTTGATGAGATTTAGGCAAGGTGGCTTCATATCTTTATATGAGGATTACCAAGATGAGGTGAAATTATTAAGGAAGAACAGGACAATTTATTATTAAAAACTTATGCAACTAAGTTTTTGTGGGATGGCACAGAATATATTGGGCCATTAATACATGCTCCTACCTTAGAGTCAGCAAAGCTCATAGCTGAATACCATGGTCTTTTGCTTGATGGTGAATTAGAAGCTATTATAGGCACAGAAATAGATTTAAAAGAAAATCTGAAAAATAAGGTAATACATTAATATGGCTATAGACAAATTAGGCACTAATAATGATCCAGATGTGAAAGTACAAGGGTCAGCAGTGAATGTCATACCTGACACCACTAGAGACGAGCAAATACAAGCAGCAGCACAGGTGTTGGTAAATGATGAACAGATCTTGCTAGATGATGAAATTCAAGTGCCAACACAACCACAGATGAGTTTTGATGCTAATTTAGTAGATTTTATAGATATTAACACCTTAGAAAAAATATCTAATGATCTTTTAGATGCAATAGATTCTGACAAACAATCTAGAGCTGAGTGGGAAAAAACCTATACAGATGGTTTGAAATACCTAGGCATGAAGTTTGACGATACCAGATCGCAACCCTTTGAAGGCTCATCTGGCGTCGTGCATCCTATCTTAGCTGAGGCAGTCACGCAGTTTCAAGCACAAGCTTATAAAGAAATGTTGCCAGCAAAAGGTCCAGTAAAAACAGAAATAGTTGGTGCTAGAACTATAGAAACTGAAAGTCAAGCAGAGCGTGTTCAAGAATTTATGAACTATTACATTATGAACGAGATGGACGAATATGATCCTGAGCTAGATCAAATGTTGTTTTATTTACCGCTTGCTGGCTCTTGTTTTAAAAAAATATATTATGATTTTGTGTTAAACAGAGCAGTAGCTAAGTTTGTAGCTCCTGAGGATCTTATAGTTCCCTATGAGGCAACAGATATTAGTTCAGCTGAAAGAATTACACACTCTATAAGCATGTCTGCTAATGAAATTAAAAAACAACAGGTTTCTGGTTTTTATGCAAACGTAGACATAGGCTCAGGATCATATAGCGAAGATATGGACGAAATATCTGAGGCAATAGATGACATCCAAGGCATTTCACCAAGTTATAAGGAGAATAGAAATAGAACGGTTTACGAAGTGCATACAGTGCTTGATATAGAAGGTTTTGAGGATCTTGATGCGCAAGGTGCGCCAACAGGACTTAAACTGCCATATATTGTAACCATCGAGGAAGATTCACAAAAAATACTCTCAATCCGTAGAAACTATAGAGAAAATGACACCCTTAAAAATAAAATTAATTATTTTGTTCAATATAAGTTTTTACCGGGCTTAGGGTTTTACGGCCTAGGTCTGTCACACATGATTGGTGGGCTGTCAAAAGCGTCAACTTCCATTCTTAGACAGTTGATAGATGCTGGTACGTTAGCGAACCTTCCTGCTGGTTTTAAAGCAAGAGGCATGCGCATAAGAGATGAGGACGATCCACTACAACCTGGTGAGTTTAGGGATATTGATACCACAGGTGGTTCTTTACGAGAAAATCTAATACCTCTGCCAATAAAAGAGCCAAGCAATGTATTAATGCAACTTTTAGGTATTTTGGTTGACTCTGGTAAAAGATTTGCGGCCATAGCTGATATGAATGTTGGTGATATGAACCAAGCCATGCCTGTTGGTACAACTGTTGCTTTACTTGAGCGTGGCACTAAAGTTATGAGCGCAATCCACAAAAGATTACACTACGCACAAAGAATTGAGTTTGGTTTGTTGGCTAAAGTATTCAGCGAGTATTTGCCTCCTGTTTACAATTATCAAGTTGGTAGCGGAGCTCAAGAAGTCAAACAAATGGATTTTGATGACAGAGTAGATATCATTCCTATCTCAGATCCTAATATTTTTTCACAAAGCCAAAGAGTGACGCTGGCTCAAGAGTTATTACAAATGGTGCAATCAAACCCAGAAATCCACGGTCCGACAGGCATTTATGAGGCCTATAGAAGAATGTATGCAGCTTTAGGTGTTGATAACGTAGATGCACTATTACAACCGCCAGCAGACAACACACCAAAACCTATTGATGCAGGACAAGAAAACGCTGGTTTGTTACTAGGTCAACCTGCCCAAGCGTTTGCAGAGCAGAACCACCAAGCTCATCTAGATGCGCACAAAAGTTTATTTTTGACCGATATCGTAAAACAAAGTCCACAAGTGCAAGCATTAATAATTTCGCATTGTATGCAACATTTACAATTTATGGCTATGCAAATGGCACAAGAACAAATGCCATCCGAAATGCAACAACAAATACAGCAAATACAAGCACAAATGCAACAAGTGTCTCCACAGGAAGCGTCAGCTATACAACAACAGATTCAAATGATTATTGAACAATTTAGCTCACAGATAATGGCACAACTAGCTAGTGAGTTTTTACAATCTATTGGTATGGGAGGCAGTGAAGATCCATTAGTGGATATTAGAAAGCGTGAATTAGACTTGCGTGATAAAGAACTTGACATGGAATCTGAACAATTTGTTGCAAAACAAAACCAAAGACAGCAAGAAAAAATCATGGATAGCGAAATACAACAAGATAGACTAAGTGTGCAAAAACAAATAGCTGATGATAAACTTGGTGTAGCAATAGATAGATTAAGACAAAATGCAGATCTTAAACTGCTTGAGCTTGAGAATAAATTAAGAGGGATAAGATGACCACATCATATAAATTAGAGGCACAAAAAAAACTTGCAGCTGAAAAAAAAGTTCTTAGAGAGCAAGAGGCAATTGAACATAAAGCAAAGCTTGAGCAAGCTGAGAAAGCTCATCAAGCTAATATGGAAAGGTTGGCTCAAAAGATGGCAAGAATTAACGGCGAAGTTGTCGAAGAGGAAAAGCCAGCCAAGAAAAAAACTACAGTAAAAAAAGCAAAACCAAAAAAACCAGCGGCAAAAAAAAGAGGTAGGCCAAAAAAATCTTAATTTATGGACGAAATTCAAGTAATCGATAATATTAAGAAAGTTATTGCTAGCCGGGAGCAACAGATACAAGAAACCCTAATGTCTGGTGGCTTGAAAGATATTGAACATTATAAATATTTGCAAGGAGAGCTTTCTGCTTTATACTATATTGCAAACGCAATAAGTGACATGGGAAAACAAATATGACAGAGCCAGCACAAAATACAGAACAAAACAAAAAAGTGGCTGAGGCTTATATCGATCCTAGTGACCGGGTTCTTGATCCAGAAAAACTTGATGCGTCAATTTTAGAAAGGATGCCGCAACCGACAGGCTGGCGTATGTTGGTTTTACCTTACGCTGGTAAAGCAAAAACAGAAGGTGGCATTGTATTAACAAAACAAACAACAGATCGTGAGGCGCTAGCAACCGTCGTAGCTTATGTGGTTAAAAAAGGACCGCTTTGTTATAACGATAAATCTAGGTATGGAGAAACGCCTTGGTGTGAAGAAAAACAATGGGTTTTAATCGGACGCTACTCTGGTTCGAGATTTAAACTTGAGGATGGTGCAGAGGTACGAATCATCAATGATGATGAAATTATAGCCACAATTCTTGATCCAGATGATATAGTGAGCTTATGACGACAGAAAACGAACAAAATCAAATACAACCTGAGGTTGAAGAAATTGAGGTAGAGGTTACTGAATCTGAACAACAGGACGTAGCAGCGCCCTCAAGTGACGATGAGTTAGAAAATTACACCAAAGGTGTATCAAAAAGAATTAATAAAGTTAATGCAAAAAGAAGAGAGGCTGAGGAAAAAGCAGCTAGATTAGAGCAAGAGCTTTTGCAAAAAGATCAACAAGTACAGCAATATTACAATGCAGCTGTTACTTATCAGCAAAATTTGTTGGCAAAAGAAGAAGAAGCAGTACAAATTAAAGAACGCGAAGCCGATCAGCTTTACAAAAAAGCACATGAATCTGGCGATGCTGATTTAATATCCAAAGCTGACAGCCTTAAAAACGAGGTATCCATACAAAAAGAGAAAGTTCGTATAGCCAAACAAAGACAGGAAGAGGCTAATACACAAAATCAACAAGCGTTTCAAGGTCAACAACAGCCACAAACCTATCAACAACAGCCACAAGAAGCACTTGTGCAACCAACACAAGAAGCACTTGAATGGAAATCAAAGAATAGTTGGTTTGGTGAAGATGTTGAAGCAACACAATATGCGCAATATACGCACATGAATCTCGTTAATGAAGGATATGAGCCTGATTCTAATGAGTATTACGAAGCTTTAAATCAAAGAGTTTATAAAGTTTATCCTGGTTTACAATCAGGAAACGCTGAACAAAGTGAGGATAGACCCGCTGTGCAAAGAGTCGCCTCAGCCTCTGTAGGAGGTCGGCAAAAAACACAAGGCAAAAAGAACGGTGTGCAATTTTCAAAATCTGAAGTTGCCAGACTCCGTGGATTAAAACCACATGGTATGTCGGAAGACGCGTGGATTAAGTCCGTTGCTAAAGAAAAACAACGCATACAGTCCAGGGAGGCAAAATGACAACTAAAGAAAATAATGATATGACACATTCCAGAAATTCCCGTGAATCCGAGAATCACGCTAATAATACTCGTAGACAACCATGGAGACCAGTAAGAAAACTTGAAACACCTGCACCACCAGAGGGATACGAATATCGATGGATAAGAGAATCTATGCTGGGACAGCAGGACGTTGCTAATGTAAGTAGACGACTTAGAGAAGGATGGGAACTCGTAAGAGGTACAGACTTACCTACAGAATATGCTTTACCTGTAGCTGACGAAAATTCAAGACACGCTGGTTTAGTTTATAGTGAAGGTCTTTTATTAGCGAAAATACCAATTGAAACCAAGAATGAGCGTAATGCTTATTACGAGGAACAAACTGCAAGAAAAAAAGATGCGTTGGACAATAATATGTTTAATGAATCAAAAAAAGACGGCAGGTATGTAAAGTATGACTCTGATAGGAGATCTAATGTTACTTTTGGGAAAAAGTAACAATCATATATAGGAGAATATACAATGGCTAATAATAACAGCCCATTTGGATGTAAACCTGTTCGTATGATGAGCGGAGCGCCTTATTCTGGAGGTCAATCTAGATATAGGATTGCTAGTGGAGCAACGACACCAATATTCCAAGGAGACTTGGTTACTCAGCTTACTGCTGGTGTAATTGGTAGACATGCAGCTTCTGGCACTGTTCCAATTGTCGGTGTGTTTAACGGCGTTCAATACACTGATCCAACAACAGGCGAACAAGTGTTTAATAACTATTATCCGGGCAGCATTGCTGCATCAGATATAGTTGCAAGCGTCATTGATGATCCTAATGTTGTTTTTGAATTACAAGCTGATGCTGCAATGCCAGTAGCAGACTTGTTTGGAAATTTCGACATTGTTGACGGATCACCAGTTGGCGATACTTCGTCTGGGATTTCCAACGCAGAACTTGATGTTGGTACTGGAGCTACTACAGCTACACTACCGCTCAAAGCGTTAGATATATCTCAGGATCCTGATAACGACGATGTTTCATCGGCTAACACCAATGTTCTTTGTGTGATTCAAAATCACATAATGGGACAGAAAGGTGCTGGTTTAGCATAAGGAGATAAATTATGGCTATATCAAGAGCACAATTAGCAAAAGAGCTAGAGCCCGGTCTTAATGCCCTTTTTGGAATGTCCTATGACTCTTATGAGAACGAATATGAAGATATTTTCGTTATCGAAGATTCAAACAGAGCATTTGAAGAAGAAGTATTAATTACAGGATTTGGTTCCGCACCACTTAAGTCTGAAGGACAAGGGGTTCAATTTGACAACGCATCTGAAAGTTACAGTGCACGTTATACACACGATACCGTGGCGTTAGCGTTTGCTTTAACCGAAGAAGCAGTTGAAGACAATCTTTATGACAGTCTCGGAAAAAGATATGTAAAAGCATTAGCAAAATCAATGGCTAACACTAAGGAAGTCAAAGGAGCTGATGTTCTTAACAATGCTTTCTCATCTAGCTTTACAGGCGGTGATGGTAAATCTTTAATTGCAACAGATCACCCACTTTCCGGTGGTGGTTCAGCTGCGAATAGAGCAACAACCATGGCTGACTTGAATGAGGCGTCATTGGAAGATAATCTTATCGATATATCAACATTTACAGATGACAGAGGACTTACTATATCTGTTCAGGCGGACAAAATTATTGTCCCACCACAATTAGTATTTGTGGCTGACAGAATATTAAACTCTCAGTTAAGATCTGGAACTGCTGATAACGATATTAACGCGATTAGAAACACAGGTGTCATGCCTGGTGGCTATTCAGTTAATCATTATCTAACTGATCCGGACGCATACTTTATTCTTACATCTGTAAACAGCGCAGGTGAAGGTCTTAAAATGTTCCAAAGATCTCCAATGGAGACTTCTATGGAACCAGACTTTTCAACTGGCAACATCAGATATAAGGCTAGAGAAAGATATTCATTTGGTTTCTCTGATTGGAGAGGAATCTTTGGATCTCAAGGTGCATAGATTGAAGTAGTAATACACTTTTTACCTCAGTATTACATTGAAGGGCCTTAACTGGCCCTTTTTTTATGTCTAAAATAAGTTATGTTAATTTGTATAAATAGTTGCATATTTGTGTATATTTGATAATATAACTATGTGAGTAAATTAATTTGTAATCAAAAGGAGGGACTATGAAATTAATTACAAAAGAAATTAAAAACAAACTTGCAAAGAATGTTGGTGATGCAAATGTCGACAAGCCGTGGTTAAAGTTATTTAATCCAGCTGGTATTGGCACTTGGTTAATCACAGAATATGATGAAGATACTGGACTTATGTTTGGTCTTTGTGATCTTGGTTACCCAGAGTTAGGTTATGTAAACCTTAAAGAGCTTGAAGATTTGGATTTGCCTTTTGGTATGAAAATCGAGAGAGATGCTTGGTGGAATCCAGATAAAACCTTGGCTGAATATGCGGGGATAGCATAATGAAATATAAATCAAGTGATGATGTGATAAAAGACTTAATGCCACAGGTTGTTAAGTTGGTTAGACAAACAGCATACATTGATCCAAATGATCCAAAGGTTACTGACGCAGAAGTTCTTGGGTTAGTTGTGTCCAAGTATTTAAAATGGTGCGGTAGCGATATAATGGAGACTATGTTCTCAGCTTTAGAAGATGCTAACTTTCACGATCTTAATGAAAAATTATTAACAACATACAAAGATTGGGAAAATGAAGAAGATCCTAATGAACTTGACTGGAATAATACGACCAGTCCTTTGCACTATTAAGGAGGCAAAATTATGATTACTGTATATCATGCTACTGAATTTGGGAATAACGAGAAGCCTTATAAAAAAGTTGCTTTGATTGATACCTTATCTTTTCAACATGCTTACCGCAAGACTCAAAATATTGATGAGGCTTGGTCAGAGGATAATCTTAGAAGCACATCTGAGGGCGATGTTCTTGTTCTTGACGAAGGTCTTGACACTGAAATAACTTATTTTCTTGTGCCTATGGGCAATGGTCGTAGAGGCGACAAAATGTATGATAATTGGGGTGAAACTGAGGAAATAAATTACTTTAATCCTGATGGTTTTATCTATCAAGGCGAGACTACACAATGCCAGAAATAACCAAAATATTCGTTGATATGGACGGAGTCTTAGCGGACTTCGTCCGTGGTGTAGAAAGCTCTAAGTATCTTAACGGACCATTTGATAGACAGGCAGACTATGACGATCAAAAACTAAAGTTTACTAATGCTGGTTTATTTAGAGATCTACCGCCTATGAAAGATATGCAGACTTTGGTTAATTATTGCAAGAATTGTGGTATTGATTGGGAGATCTTATCTTGCTCTGGCATGGTTAACAGAGACAAAGCTACCAAAGATAAGATTGATTGGATTAGAAAATATGTGCACCCAAGCGTTATCATCACATGCACGCTAAAAGGCAAAGACAAAGCTGTGTTTGCTAGACCAGGACATGTGTTGATTGACGATAAACAAAGTAATATTAAGGCGTGGCAAGACGCAGGTGGCTATGGTATCTTGCATATTGATGCTAAAACCACAATAGATCATCTAAATAAGCTTAATGGTAAAAACCCTTACAGCTAGTTCGTAGTTGCGTAAATAAGAGCCAAAGAGTATTATCAATACTGTAGAAATGATTGTTGCAGGCATGGTGTTTGCAATGGCTAATTTTATAGGAGGCTGATTATGACTACGCATTTTACTTCGGGTGTTACCAATGTCTCGTCTGACGGAACATTAGGTAAATTAAAAGCACCTGCACCACACAAGTATCATCAATACTTTAATGATTTTGATACTTACCTAGCGTCTGATTGGACAATAACAACAACAGAAGGTGGCTCTGGTAACGCCAGTGAGGCCTTAACTGACGGTGACGGCGGGTTGTTGTTGATTACCAATGACGATGCTGATAATGACCACGACTTTTTTCAATTGGTGAAGGAAGGTTATAAGTATGAAGCAGGCAAACAGATCGGGTTTCACATTAGATTTAAAACTAATGACGCTACTCAGTCTGATATTGTCGCTGGTTTACAACTAACTGACACAACACCATTGGATGTAACAGATGGTGTGTTCTTTTTAAAATCAGATGGAGCTGCAACTATCAGCTTTATTGTTGAAAAAGACAGCACACAATCTACTTTAACTTTGCCTAACTCTTTGGCAGATGACACTTTTATGACATTAGGATTTATTTATGATCCAAAAGATCAAAAGTTTCATGTTTACCAAAATAATGTTCTAGCTGGCACAGTGGTTAGCACTAATGCACCAGACGATGAAGAGCTTGCTCTCTCCTTTGGTATTCAAAATGGTGCTGCTGCTGCAAAAACACTTACCGTTGACTATGTAGGTGCTTACAAAGAAAGAACAGCAGTTACAGAGTTATAGGAGTAGATAATGGCTGATACAGTTACCTCACAAACCATTCAAGATGGTGAGAGGCTTGCTATATTAAAATTTACTAATGAATCTGATGGCACAGGCGAATCTTCTGTTAAAAAAGTCGATGTTTCGGCACTGCAAGGTGACAGCAAGGGCAGAGCTTGTACTAGCGTAGCTATTTCAAGAATACATTGGTTTTGCCGAGGCATGGGTGTTGACATCGAGTTTGATGCTAGCACTAATGTTTTAGCAGTGACTTTGGCTCCAGATAGTTCTGGTGACGAGTATTTTGACCAGTTTTCTGGAATACCAAATAATGCAGGTTCAGGCGTAACAGGAGATATCGACTTTACAACGGTAGGACACTCTAGTGGCGATGCTTACTCTATCATTTTGATATTGAATAAAAATTACGGCTAATGGCTGTAAAAAAACCAAAGCGTAGGGCAAAACAAGTCCGACGCACTGTTGGCAAGGGCGGTAATTATCGCCCTACCAAACAGGGAGCCGGGATGACGCGTAAAGGCATAAAAGCCTATCGTAAAAAGAATCCAGGTTCAAAATTAAAAGGTGCTGTTACTGGTAAGGTCAAAAAAGGTAGCAAAGCTGCAAAAAGACGAAAGTCATTTTGCGCTAGATCTTTAGGCCAACTCAAAAAAAGTTCAGCTAAAACAAGAAATAATCCTAATTCTAGAATTAGGCAAGCAAGAAGAAGGTGGAAGTGTTAAATGATTGTTAGAAAAAACGCAAGAAAAAAAATAAACAAAGTATCCAAAGCTCTTAAAAAAGCAAGCAACACGCATGCCAAACAAGCTAAGACTTTAGAGACATTAAAACTTAAAAAAGGTGGTAAAGCTAAGAAGAAGTCTGGTGCACCAAGCAATGTTGCGAATCCAAGCTTGTATGCTCGGGTCAAAGCAGAAGCAAAAAGAAAGTTTGATGTTTACCCCAGCGCATACGCAAACGCTTGGTTGGTTAGAACTTACAAAAAACGCGGTGGTAAGTATAAGGGAGCTAAGAAAGCTGTTGGCGGTGAGGTAAATAATAAAAACCTCAAACCAATACCAGCTGATAATAAAGGCTTACCAAAGTTACCAAAACGAGTTAGAAACAAAATGGGTTTTATGCGTAACGGCGGAGCTGTAACAATGGTTCAAGGCAGAGGCTGTGGCGCCATGATGGATTCAAAACGCAAAAAAACTAGAGTTCCAAGAAGCTAATGGTTGCCAAAGGTAGCACTATAAGACGCAAACTTAGACAAAGAAAAAAACTGGGTTTTAGTGAGCGAGCCTCAGCCAAGGCAAGAGGTCTAATAAAACGATCAGATGGCACCAAAAGAAAGAGTGCTAAGTATAAAAAACGTTTAAAACGAAGATTGTCCCGATGAGAAAAAAAAGAGATCCAAAAAAAGGCACAGGTAAAAAACCTAAAGGTTCGGGCAGACGTTTATATACTGACGAAAATCCTAAGGACACTGTTAGCATCAAGTTTGCTACTATGAAGGATGCAAACGCTACTGTTAATAAAGTAAAGCGTATAAAAAAACCGTTTGCTAGAAAAATCCAAATTTTAACGGTGGGCGAACAAAGAGCCAAAGTTATGGGTAAAACCGGTATTGCTAACGTGTTTAAGCGCGGTAAAGAAGCCATAAGACGGAGTAGGAAGAAGTAATGTCACTTAAAGAATGGTTTGGCAAAGGCCCTAAAGGAGATTGGGTAGATATAGGTGCGCCTAAGAAAAAGGGCAAATTTCAAAAATGTGGTCGTGCTTCTGCAAAAGGATCTAAACGCAAGTATCCAAAATGCGTGCCAAGATCAAAAGCAAAGCGCATGACTAAGTCACAAATTAGATCAGCGGTCACTCGCAAGCGTGCAAAAAAACAAGGTGTAGGTGGTAAACCTACTAATGTGAAAACTTTTGCAGCAAAAGGTGGTATTATTAACAACAGTTCAAACATGGGTTTGTTTGGAAGGAGATAAAAAATGAAAAAAAGTAAATACATGGCAAGAGGCGGTGGTATGAAAGGGACTAAATATATGGCCAAAGGTGGTAGTATGAAAGGAACTAAGTACATGGCTAAAGGCGGAGCTGCTTTGATGAGCGAAATGAAAGCTAATCCAGGCATGAGCAATATGCCAGCCTCTGTAAGAATGGCTTTAGGTGGCGATATAGCAAAAATTAAAAGCACAAAAGGTATGGCTAAAGGTGGCGGCATGAAAGGCACCAAATACAGAGCAAAAGGCGGAAAAAGGTAATACTTTTTTAATTAAATAAGGTGGCGTATTTAATATCAAATATCCCGCAGTTTAAATGCTGGGTAAGAAAAGAGTTTACAACCAATCATCAACATGGGCATGGTGAGTATTTGCATGCCTTGGCTTTTGCAGTCAACACAATCCCGGACAGATCTCTCTCCTTCCAAGTGGTATTTACAGGTTGTGAAACTGATTTTGAAGGCTATCCTGATGAAAATGTACATGGTGGAGCCATGTGGGCAAGGATGCCAATACAAGCGCTCGTAGGCGATATACCTTTACCAGAGTGGCCAAAACCAATGGAAGATCATTTAGCACAACCTTGGGATTGTCTAAGTCATCATCATAGCGTGGTTATCTTAGATCGAGTTAGCTCAAGTCCGTGGTATTGCAAAATAGGTGGTGAGTTTTATCTAGGCAAATATATGTTTACCGTTGATTATACTGAGCACTCAATAGCAGATGATCCCGCACAACACAAACAAAGTCATGTGCTATACTTGACTAACGCTGGTGAATACACAGGTAATTTTGTTGCTTTGCCAAATAATCGCGTTAGAGCAACTAATCCAGCTTTATGGAGAACAGGTGAAGGACCACCAGATTTTTCTCCATCACAGTGGGTTCACTCAGCTGAGGCACATGAGAGTTACACAGATCCAGTATCTACATTTGACAATTTATATGCCTCAGACGAAGATAGAGAGTAATTATGGCATTATCAGGCAGTAAAGATTTTGAATTAGATGTAGCTGATTACGTTGAGGAGGCTTTTGAGCGCTGTGGTTTAGAGCTTAGAACAGGTTATGATCTTAAAAGTGCAACAAGAAGCCTAAATCTTATGCTTGCTGAGTGGGCAAACAGAGGTCTAAATCAATGGACTGTGCAAGAAAAAACTCTAGACATGGTCAAAGATACTGCAACATACAACATAGATAGCACCAACGCTACAGCACCTATAGATGTATTAGATGTGTTTATAAGAGAAACAGTAGGTACTGAAACCACAGATCTACCGCTTACAAGACTAAGCAGAGCAGAGTATTCACATATAACAACAAAATCTAGCACTGGTAAGCCAAACCAATATTTTATAAACAAACAAACAACACCAACTATCAAAGTTTGGCCAACGCCAGACAAATCTAGCACTTATGTTGTTCACATGAATGTTCTAACAAGAATGGATGACGCAGACGCAGGCGCTAATACATTAGATATGCCGTTTCGGTTTTATCCATGTTTAGCTGCTGGGCTGGCTTATTACATGTCCTTGAAAAGAGCGCCAGAGAGAACCGGGTTGCTAAAAGGTTTGTATGAAGAGGAGTTTCAAAGAGCATTGTCTACTGATGAAGACCGTGCATCATTTAACATTACACCTAACTTACGGAGTTATAACAACGCATAATGGCTTTCGCATCTGGTAAAAATTCTTACGGTATCTGTGATATATCTGGCTTCAGGTATAAGTTGCGAGAAATGCGTAAAACTTGGGACGGTTTATTGGTTGGTCCTGACCAATGGGATGCAAAGCACCCACAGTTACAGCCAAAACCGACTGCCGTCGATCCTCAGGCAGTAAAAGACCCGAGGCCAGATATAGCAGATGACAACTCAAGATTTTTGGTTTATACGAATGTTGGGGATGGTAAATTAGGTAGCTTGCTTACAACTTTTTCTGTTAGCTCTAGCGTTGGTGAGGTTACGGTGACAACATGAGCTTTACATTTGCAACACTAAAGACAGCAATACAAGATTACCTTGAGGTATCTGAGTCGACATTTACCTCTCAACTACCAACATTTATTCAACAGTCAGAGGATCGTATATTTTCTTTTGTACAACTGCCTGAACAAAGAAAGAATGTACAAGGGACTTTGACAACAGGTAATCGTTTTTTAGCTACACCAACAGATTTTTATGCGCCGATGAGCTTGGCCTTAATAAGCTCGTCAACATACGATTATCTAGATTTTAAACATCCGTCATTTATTAAAGAATATTCACCAGGCACTACAAGAAGCACGCCTAAATATTATTCTTTGTTTGACGATGCGGCTTTTGAGGTTTCGCCTATACCTGATGCAGATTATACGGTTGAACTTCATTATTTACATAAACCAGTCTCTTTGACTGCTGGTAGCGACTCTGGCACGACATTCTTATCGACGGACTACAGCGATGCATTATTGTATGGTTCCTTGGTTGAGGGTGCAATCTTTTTAAAAGAACCGGCTGACGTTATTGCACAGTTAGAAGGGCGTTTTAAGGAGGCGATAGCTAGAATGAAAAACACATCAGAAGGTCGTGGTACACGCGACGAGTATAGGTATGATTCAGTTCGCTCTAACGTGAGCTGATGAGTAGAATAGAATCTTTAGAGGGCAAAAGCGTTGCTCTAGTCGGACTTGGCATATCTCAAGTAGATTTCGCAATAGGTTTACAAAATGGTAGACAGTGGGATGAGGTTTGGTGCATAAACTCGGCTGCATCAACATATCCATGTGATCGCATATTTATGTTAGATCCTGCAAGTAGGTTTTTTGATACCGACGATGCAGGTAAACAAACGTCTGTAATGTGCAGAGTTCTGCGAGAAACACAAACACCGGTTTACACCTGTGAGTTAGATCCAAGAATTAATAACCCTGTAATGTATCCTGTTGAGGATGTATGTAATGCAACAAAATGCGCATATCTAAATAATACAGTGGCTTATGCTGTTGCCTTTGCTTTATACAATAAAGTAGAAAGACTAGATCTATTCGGTATAGATTTTTCATACAAAGAAAATATGCACTTTGCAGAAGCTGGCAGAGCTTGTGTTGAGTTTTGGATTAGTAAGTGTATGAGCGAAGATATACTTATTGGTATTAGCGGTAGATCAACCGTATTAGATTCCAATGTCCCGGCTACTGAAAAGCTTTATGGTTTTCATAGATTAGACAAACCACTCGTAGCTGTACCCCATGAAGGGCGATTTATCATTGGGCCATATCAAGATATTAACAAACAACTAGAACAATACGGACTTAAGATTGATGAGGACGTGGTACCGCCAGAGCCATACAAAGGATGAGTGCAAAAAGCGATTTCGTTTTAGGAAGGGTTGGCGTTACAACAACCGAGGGAAAAGGACATGATCCAGAGTTTTGGGCAGCTCAAGCTACAAAAAAAATATGTGACATCTCTGACAACGCTCCTGACCATATTAAACAACAGGCTTTGGCTTTTCAAAACCAAGTTTATACTGTAATCTTATATACTATAAAAAATGCAATTAAGTCGCAAAACACGACTTATGCAAATTTGTTAGAAAAACAAGGCCACAGCGACATGGCTAAAATATTGAAGGAGCTATAATGGCAATAACATCAGCAATATGTACAAGCTTTAAACAAGAGTTGTTAGTCGGCACACATAATTTTACTGCGTCAAGTGGTAATTCATTTAAACTGGCTTTATACACTAGCTCTGCAACATTGGGAGCAGGCACAACAGCTTTTGTCACAACAGGGCAAGCAAGTGGTACAAACTATACTTCTGGAGGTTCTGCGCTAACAAGCGTGACGCCTACTACATCAGGAACGACAGCTTTATGCGACTTTGCAGATTTAACATTCAGTAACGCTACAGTTACAGCAAGAGGGTGCTTAATATATAATGACACACAATCAGATAAAGCTGTTGCGGCTATTGATTTTGGTGGAGATAAAACCTCAACCGCAGGGGATTTTACTGTAGTGTTTCCTAGCGCCACTGCGACTGGTGCAATTATTAGGTTAGCTTAGATGTCGCCTCATGCCACTATCAAAACTTAATTTTAAGCCTGGTATAAACAAAGAGGAAACCGATTACTCAAACGAGGGTGGCTGGGTAAATGGCGATAAAATTCGTTTTAGAAAAGGCAGAGTTGAAAAAATAGGTGGCTGGGAAAAACTCTCCTCGGATACCTTGGTTGGTTCTGCAAGAGCATTACATTCATGGATTTCTCTTGGGGGTAACAAGTATCTAGGCATAGGCACAACTAACAAGTATTACATCGAAGAGGGTGGTGCATATAACGACATAACCCCAATTAGAAAAACCACTACTAACTCAGCTACGTTTGCAGCCACCAACGGATCTTCAACCTTAACTGTAACAGATAGCGCTCACGGCGCTGTCAATGGTGACTTTGTAACCTTCTCAAGCGCTGTTAGTTTAGGAGGTAATGTAACAGCAGCGGTTATTAATCAAGAATACCAGATCGCTTTAGTTACAGGCACTAACACTTATGAAATTACTGCAAAAGATACAAGCGGAGCTAGCGTCACTGCAAATGCTAGTGATTCTGGTAACGGCGGTTCTAATACAGATGCAGTATATTTATTAAATTCAGGCTTAGATGTATACGTCCCTTCTACTGGTTGGGGAGTAGGAGCTTGGGGTGCTGGTCCGTGGGGATCTGCAACCGAACTATCAGACACAAACAATCTGCGCTTATGGACGCATGATAATTATGGTGAAGATTTAATTATAAATCCTAGAGCTGGTGGCATATTTAGATGGATTGAAAATGATGGTGTTACCACTAGGGCAGTCAATCTAGCAACTACAAGTGGAGCTAATTTAGTGCCAACCAAAGCTTTGCAAGTAATAACCTCTGAAACAGATAGGCACTTAATAATTTTAGGAGCAGATCCTATTAGCAGCGGCGCAAGAACAGGAGTATTAGATCCTATGTTAATTGCATTTAGTGACCAAGAAAACCCGCTAGAGTTTGAGCCATTGGCAACCAATACTGCTGGATCACTGAGATTATCAGCTGGTTCTGCAATAATTGGCGGCCTTAAAGCAAGACAAGAGGTTTTAATATGGACTGACACTTCTTTATACTCAATGAATTTTATTGGGCCACCCCTTACCTTCGCTCTTAATTTAATTAACGAAGGTGCAGGGTTGATAGGTCCTAAAGCTGCTTCTAACTCACCACGAGGCGTTTACTACATGTCAAAAAAAGGTTTCTACTTTTACAACGGATCTGTTCAAAAACTGCCATGTAGCGTGCAAGATTATGTGTTTTCAGATCTTGATGATACGCAGGCCTTCAAATGTTTTGCAGGTTTAAATGAAGAGTTTTCTGAAATTTGGTTTTTTTATCCATCGGTCACCGATAACGAAACAGAGATTTCAAGATATGTAATATACAATTATGAAGAAGGTTCTTGGAGTATCGGTACGCTAGAGCGCTATAGTTGGTTGGCCGCAGGTGTATTGGATAAACCCTTAGCTGCTGGTGAAGAAAGTTCAACTAAACGCATCTATGAACACGAGAAAGGCTTTAATGATGATGAAAGCGCTATGGATGGCGTATTTATTGAATCAGCCGATATAGACATTGCAGACGGCGATAGATTTGTATTTTTAAAACGAATTTTGCCTGATATATTATTTGTCAACGATGTAGGCACAAGTCAAAGTCCAGCCATAAATGTTGTGGTGAAAAGACGTGATTTTAACAATCAAACACTATCAACAGATTCGACGACGCAGATAACACCTAATTCAACTTTTGGATCTTTGCGATCACGAGCAAGACAGTTTGTGTTGCGGTTTGAATCAGATGACGATAATGCCGTCAACGATAGAAAAAATTACAAGTGGAGGCTTGGCAGCACTAGAGTAGAAGTACAACCATCCGGGCGTAGATAATGAGTAAATTATTACCAACCCTATTGCCGAGAGCTGAAGGCGAGTCCGTTTCAGCAGATACTTTTAACAGATTAATTAGAATATTAGAGATAAACCTTGGTTCTGTTGATCCTGACAGCATAAAATCGTTTAACTCCACAGACCTTAGTGAGTTGCAATTTGCCACCGGTGCTATTATATTTAACTCAACGACAGAGGTTCACCAAGCCTTTGATGGAACGCAGTTTAGAAACCTGTATGAGCATCAAACTTATTTGACTGGGATCTCTGCAACGATGAGTATAGGAGCAGTAACAGTAAGCACACCATGATAAGCGAAAGACTACAACAAAGAATAGCAAATCTAACAGGTGACAGTATGGCAGAGATGTCATCAAATCCTAAAGGCGCTTTATCTAATCGTGACATGCAAATTGGTGCAGCAATGTCGGGTCGCAGCAGAGCAAAGGGAGTTCTTTCAAATCGGGATATTTCAGCCGCAGAGCAAATGTTAAAAGATCAGCAGCGTGCTGGTGTGTCGGCAGAAGACAAAGAAACTCTAGAGTCTATGTTACTAAGAGCACAGCAAGTGGGGATGGCACCATTAAGCGAAATAGCACAAGAACTTGCCATGCAAGGCGAAGGCGATGATACACAATTAGCACATTTACGACCAGGCGAGGTGGTGTTACCACCTGAGTTTTTTGAGGATGAACAGTTTGAAAGCGCAGTCGAGCGTAAATTTAAAGAATTGGATATCAACCCTGAGCAAGCCGTAGTTGGTGTAGGTATAGCAAGCCTTAACCCCATGACTGGTTTAGAGCAGTTTGGGTTTTTCAAAAAGATAGGTAAAAGTTTAAAAAAAGTAGCTAAAAAAATAGCACCAATAGCTGGCCCATTAGCTAACTTTATTCCAGGAGTCGGTCCAGTATTAGCTGGTGCAATTGGAGCTGCAACCAATGTGGCTGCTGGTGAGGGATTAAAAGGCGCAGTATCAGGAGCATTGGGCGGTTATGGTGCTGGTAAATTATTTAGTGGTGTTGGTAGTTTAGGCACAGTTGGCGGCAAAACAGTAGGAGCTGGTAATTTTAGTAGCCTTGGTGGATTAGATAAATTTAGAGCTTTGGGTAGCGGTTTGAAATCTGGTAACTTAGCAAGCACATTTTTTAATCCAACAGGTGATACAGGCATATTTGGTGGCAAACTAGGGCCAAACATAAGAAGAGGTTTAGGTAGCTTTACTGGCTTAGGCCAAACACCAGGACAACAAACCTACGATACAGGTGATGTTATTGGTACTTTAGACGGTCGTCCAGTAACAAGAGCTGACTTAGCAAATATGACACCAGATCAAATAGCAAATATACAAATGACACAAGCTGCTGTCAACGATAAAACCTTAATGCAAAGATTAAGCGCAAAATTTTTACCACAAGGCGTTGAAAACGTGTTGGGCACTGGCCCACAAGGCGGTGGCATCTTTAGTGGAGGTCAAAACCAACAACAAAGTGGCGGTTTATTCGGCGGAGGTTTTGGTGACGCACTCAAGATGGGTGGCATAGGAGCTTTGGCAGCTGGTTTAGGTAAGTTAGCTTACGAGGATGCAAAAAAACAGAAAGGCGTACCTTTAACACCACTTACAACTATGAGTCCTACAGGTAGATACAATATAGAAGCTGAGATCGCAAGAAGAATGGGCCAGCAAACACCAAACCCAGTTGAGTTTGGGTTATTGCCAGCAGGCACCATACCAGAGTTATCAGGTGGTAAGCCAAGAGGTATGATGTATGGCGGGCCTGTTATGGCTTATGCTCAAGGCGGAGCCGTGCAAATGCAAGAAGGTGGTGAAATGGATCCGAGCCAGTTTCCTAGAATGGATGGCGATATAAACGGTCCGGGCACAGAGACTAGCGATGACATACCTGCTATGTTAAGTGACGGCGAGTTTGTTATGACAGGACAAGCTGTAAGAGGCGCAGGAGCATACGAAATGCAATCTGATGGTAATGGTATCATCAGCCTAATACCGTCGTTAAATGAAGACAGAGAGCGAGGTATGGACAACATGTATAAGATGATGGATACCTTTGCTAACAGAGCGGATCCCTCATAATGGTTAGAGTAAAGCCGCCAATGATGCGCACACCTATTACTAAGCCAAGTCCTATAGCTGTTGGTAGACCTGTACCACCGCCACCAAGCTTTGATGACTCTGAATTGCGTCGTAGACTTAAAGAACTAGAGGGTAGAGTCATACCACAATTTGATCCAAGTGCGTTACAGGCAAGACTGGCAGAACTTGAAGGCAGACAAGCACCTGTGTTTGATCCAAGTGATTTCCAAAGACAAATTAGAGAGTTAGGACAAAGACCGGGTAGAGATGATTTCATGTCTATTGAAAGACAGTTACAAGATTTACAGAACAGAGAAATACCACAGTTTGACCCAAGTAATCTACAATCGCAGATTGGAGGATTGGAAGACAGGCTAGCAAACATTCCTCAGTTTGACCCTTCGCAACTACAAGCTGGTATTGCTGGTTTAGAGGATAGATTAGCTAACATACCTCAGTTTGATCCTTCTGCCTTGCAAAGTAGACTTGCAGAGTTAGAAGGCCGACAAGCGCCAACTTTTAACCCAGAAGATTTTAGAGACCAGTTTTTAAATATAGCAAGAGAAGGTATAGATATACCACAACCAACACAGGCGTTTGATCCAAGTGGCTTGCAAAATAGACTACAAGCTTTAGAGAGCAGAGAAATGCCACAATTTGACCCATCAAGACTACAAGAGCGTTTGTCTGCATTAGAGAACGTGCAGCCTGTAGCACCACCAGCTTTTGATCCTAGTGGGCTTATGTCGAGACTAGATGACTTTGAAAGCAGGCTTGGAGCTTTACAGCAACCATTACCAATACAACCCCCAGGTGATCTTGATTTATCTGTAAAAGAAAACAGACCAGACCCACGTGATTTTGCAAAACCATTACCAGGTGGCGGCACTATTTTTGATAGACTTGATGATCCTGCTGTTGGAAATATGCAGATGGGTGAGGGTGTTCCATTTACGCCACCAAATCAAAGACCACAACCACCTATTTCAATTGGCGGTCCAGGTGGAGGTATAGATAGACCTTTACCAGTAGGTACAGGTATTGTTCAAAGACCTTCACCACCAGGCGAATTTTTTGGACCAGATGGAAACTTAGTTGGCACAGGTTTACCTACAGATGCTCCGATTCAAGGGCCTACACCAACTTCTACTTCTGATCCTGTAGCAGATCAACAACAAGATCTAGTAACCACAGGCAACGACATGCCAACACCTTCTATCGCAAACGAGCAACCTTTTGCAGCTGGTGTTACGCAAGTTGCAACTGGCTTAGATCCGCTTACAGAACAATTATTATTTGGTTTAGATGGACAAGGTGGCTTTATTCCCGGAGCGATGCGAGCTGCTGAGAAGGTATTTTACGATGACCAAGGCAACCCTGTGGTTATTGACGAACAAGTTGCTGGCTTTAGTCCAGATCAATTACAGGCTATGCAAATGCAAAGAGAAGCACTTGGCATGCAAGATCCATATTTACAAGGCGCAGGACAAGCTTTTGGTGCCGGTACAAAAGCACTTGAAGAAGGCTTACAAAGAGGTAGAACCGCAGCTGTTGGAGCGCTGGAAGCAACCAAGGGAGGAGTTGGATCTTTACAAGAAGGCTTAGGCGAATCAGCTGACATACTCAGAAGCACCTTAGGTGGTTATGATCCAAGTATGACGGATCGATTCTATGATCCGTTTGAAGATCGTGTGGTGCAACAAACCATAACAGATATTATGGAGCAAGGCGCTAAATCAGATATCGGCGCAAGAGCCAGCGATATTGCAAGAGGTGGAGAGTCTGCCTTTGGTTCTAGAGCTCGTCTCGGCGCAGGAGAGCGTCAAGAAGCATTAGGAAGGGGTTTGGCTGAGGCATTGGGTGGCATACGATCTAGAGGCTTTAGAGAAGCTCAACAGACAGGTTTAGGCGAGTTTGCTCGACAAAAAGCTGCGGAAAGAGCTGCAAGCACAGGTTTAGCTAGTTTAGCAGGTCAAGGCTTTGGTGGTTCGCAAGCATTAGCAGGCGCTCTAAGTGGCTTAGGACAAACCGAGCAAGATATAGGACAACAAAGATATAGTGGGCAATTTGGTTTAGGCACAGGATTACAAGGTCTTGGTGCGCAGGCAGCAGGTGCATCAGCATCTGACATAGCTGCACTTTATGGCATGGGATCACAACAACAAGGACAAACGCAGCAAATGTTAGATGCGCAACGTCGCAATCTACAACAGAGACAAATGACACCATTGCTACAATATCAATCATTAGCTCCGTTTGTAAGTATGGCACCAGCAGGTCAGTTCACAACCACAACTCAGTTTGCGCCGCCACCTAGCCCAATGCAGGCAGGACTTGGCGTTGGTCTATCGGCGTTCGGTGCATTAGGACAGTTGTACGGAGGAGGTCAATAGTGGCTATATCACGCGCACAAATACCAGAACAAGTAGATATATTCGCAGAGGGCGGAGCCGCTGAATCTAATGCTGATTCATATACAAATCTATACGATCAATTATCACAAGCCAATTACGAAGATAGCTACAACAAATACTTGCAAAGATTGTCACAGTTTGCGCCTGAGCAATCCAAGATGAGCATATTTCAAGTTGCAAGTGAGCTTGGTAGAGGTTTGCTGGCTACACCTAATACTGGTGTTGGTTCAACCTATCAAGGTTTAGGTGTTGGCTTTGACAACATATCTGCAAGGTTAAAAGCTGATCGTGAGATGCATGAGAAACGCAGAAATGAAGTAGCTATGATGGCATCGCAGATGGCCATGCAAGATGAACAGAGAGCTGATGATTTTCTGAATAAAATTGCTTTAGAGAGAATTAGCGCAGTAAACAAAAAAGTTGATTACATTACCTTAGAGTACATGGAGGGTGATGAAACAAAAATGATAAGACTGCCCGACACCAATCAATATGCACCACAAATCAATGACATCATACAAAACAAAGGTGGCAAAGAGGTAAAACCTGCAAGCACCCAAATTAACATGCCGGGTAGCGAACAACCAGGTGATAAAAAAGCTATAGATCAAATATTTAAAGATCAAGAGTCGTTTGGTGAAAAGGCAGAGGCATCTAATGCAACTCTAGACCAAGTAAGCCAAGCAAGATCTTTGGCGCAGGAGGTTGGTCCAGAAAACTTTGGACCATTCTCAAGATCTACTCTGTATTTAAGAGAGTTTGTAGATGGTATAGGTTTTAGTGATTTTTTAGAAGATCCAAGCGTTATAGCGCCGCAAAAAGCACTAAATCAGCTATCTATGAGTTTTACAATGGGTATCGTTTCCCAAACAAAGGGTGCTATTTCTGATAGAGAAATGAAATTATTTATTCAAGCCTCACCTACTCTTGGATCAACTTATGATGGTTATATGAAACAGCTTGAATTGCTTGAACGGTTGGCAGCTAGAGATTCTGATTTTTATTCTGATTATTTAGATGAATATACAAGAATGATAGACGGAGGTATTGGGCCACAAAAGATGCAGGCACAGTTAGAAAAGTTTGCAACAAATTGGAAGAAGAATAATCCGTTGTTTACACCAGAAGAAACAAAGTATCTGGAAGGTGTTGTTGCATCAGGTGAGGGTTTAGCCGAGGACTTTAATAGAGATGAGTTCGAGAAAAGCATCAATGATAGAAAAAAAGAACAAGCAACACCAAGAAATAAAACGGAACAAGATCAAATAGTTGCGATGGGTATTGAGGGTGTTGAGGATGGAACAGTTTTAAAATTTGTTGGTCCAGATCAAGCGGGCAACAATGTTTATGTTTTACCTGATGGAGTAACATTCGTAAAGGTCACAAAATGAGCACAGAAGTTTTAAGTGGTCAAGAGCTTGAAGACTTTTTAGCTTTTCAAAAAACACAAGAACAAACCACTGACGAAGGTATAGTGATTAATGATCCAGAGGCGTCGGGTAGAATTGATGCTTTTCTAGCTGGTATGTCCAACAACGAAGATTACAAAACTCGATGGTTGGCAGAAAAAAGATTTCCTGATTTGGTTGAACAAGGTGTTGATCCATTGCAGTTTTATTTTGTCGACGGTGATGGCGATTTATCATACAAAGATCCTAAGGACGGATTTAAAGCTAAAAAAGAATTTAAAGAAGGCTTGTTAGGCCAAGATGTTGACTATTTTGACAACATAGGTCCAACAGGACAATTCCTTGCTGAGGTTATACCGGGAGTAATAGGTTTGGGTGCTGGTTTTACGGTTGGTGGATTGCCTGGAGCGTCAGCAGGTGGTGCTGGTGGGACAGCAGCAGGTGGTGCTTTGGCTTATGGAGTGAGAGGTGGTATTTCACAGTTTTTTGGCGGCCCACCTATGGCTGTGCAACAAGCAGCAAAAGATTTAGCATTTTCATCAGCGTTTGGTGCCTTACCCATCGGTGTACCTAGTAGTGCTGTACCGAAAGCATTTAAAGGTGTTTACGAGAAGTTTCCCGGTATTGAAGGTCGTGAGGCTTTACAAGACATTGTTCTCAATGGCGGTCAAACGGTTGACGATAAGATAGCTTATTTAAGTAGTAGGTATCCAGACATAACTATAACAAGAGCCGAAGCTGATGCCTTGGTCGGTAGCCGTGGCGCACAACTACAAGCATGGTTACTAAAACAACCTGAGAATGAGAAGTTAGTTAATTTTTATAATAACAGAAACGAGCGAGTTAGAGATATAGCAGAAAACTTTTTTGATGAGATCTTATCTGGTAAGTATGTTGACAGCACTTTAAAAAATAAACTCACAGGAAAGGCTGCTATTGATGCAGATGTCGATGTTGCTCGTGCTTTAGATGATTTTTTAGTAAACGAGAAGAAAAAATTACAAACTCGAGTTGGGCCTGTATATCAACAAGCTTATGATTTAGATGTGGCGGTAGATGTATCAGATATCTTAGAAAATGTAGTCAAAGTTATCAACGATCCGAATGTTTCAGCGGCTAAGAAAAACGCATATTTGAAAATACAAAAAGCTCTAACAGATGCAAATACTGATTCTGCTCGAAACACGACAGAGCTATTGCACCAAGGTTTAAAAGATGATTTTAACCGGGTGTTTGCTGGCCTATCAACGGGCAATAACGCTGATGCTATTTTAAAACGTGAAATTACACAGATAAGAAACCAAGTACAAAACAGGATCAGAGAGGTTAATCCAAGCTATAAGAAAGCAACGGACATATATAATGAGGCTACAGGCACGGCGCAACAGCTAGAGAAAAGCATTGCTGGGCAGTTTGCAAAAGTCGTAGACTTAGGCGGTCAAAGAGCGGCAGCTCTATCAAAGAAGATGTTTAGTGGCAACATACCGCCAAAAGAAGTTGCGGAACTCAAAAGAATCTTACAAGAAACACCAGAGGGTGCTACTGCTTGGCAAAATCTAAAAGGCACTTGGTTGTCGACGCAATGGGAAGATGTCATTGTCAGTCAAACCAATCCTTTAGGAGAGCCCAACGCTTATCTTAGGGCGCTTGGTATAAAGTCACCAGGTAAAGCTTTCCCTGCACAAAAACTAAAATACGATGCGTTAGGTAACCCTTTACCAGCCACAGCAGATGAAATGGCTAGGTTGTCGCAAGAGGTAGCAGAAGCACAGGTTAAGGGTAAGAAAGCAAGAATGTGGGAGGCGATATTTGAGCCGGATGAGTTGGATGCTTTTATGGATTTAACGGATATGTTGCAAGCTGTAGGTAGATTACAAACAGCAGCTGGATCTGACACATTTGCTAATCTTGCAATAGATGAAATCATAACTGCTGGTTCTAAACAGGTTATCGGTAGTGGAGCTCCGGGAGCTGCTGTAGTTGGTAAAACATTAGGTGTGGTTGATACGGTGACAGGTCTGCCATCAAGAGTTTTGTTTAAAGGCACAGATCTAGCGGGAAAAGCAAATGCCGCGCAAAAAGATGCTTACATAGATTTGTTGATTGCTCATGTTGTTGATCCAAGCAAAAGGGTAGTTATGCAAGAAGGCTTACAGGTTTTTAAACCAAGTGTCTATTTGGCGACACAAACTTTTGCAAGAGGTGGTGTTGAGGGTGTAAAAGAGCTAGCAGATACGATCACTAAACAAAACGAGGCGATACAACAGGAGTTGCAACAACCTACAAGCGGTGCGCTTGAGCAACCTGAGCAAGTAGAACAACCACAAGTAGATCCTAATTTACAGACATCTCTAGATCAGTTTAGTATGCCGACGTTAGAGCAACCAGCCTTTGACTTGCCCGGATCAGACTTAGCGCCACCACAAATGTTGTCGCCGACCATATTGCCAGATGAAAGAGATCGTGAGATCGCAATGCGACAAATGGCTGGGTTGGGATCTTTAGTCTGAGGACTCAGTAGCTTTTATAATCGCGCCTTCAACTTCGTAGTTAAGATCTAAGCCGTGAGTATCTTGGCCGTCCATATTAATAATGACGTTTCTTGAAATCAGCCTAAGCAATGCAGCTTGCTGATGTAGTGTGGTTCTACTAAAGACATCGACAATCTCTTGCGCTTCCATGACCGGGCGGTAAGACTGTGGTATTGGTTTTTCTTTAGCCACTATCTTGTTAAATAGCTTCATCTGCGTTGACCGTAGCTAATCTTTTGTGTTCTTTTTGTATTAGCACTTTGAGCTGATCTATTTTAGATCTGTGCTCACTTGCGCATATTTCACACAACAGATCATAGGTGCTAGGATCTACTGCTAAACTTTTTCTAATTTCTTTTCCTTCGCTCATAGTTTTTATATAAATATATTTATGGTTTGGTATATTCTATAAAAATTTACACAAATATACAACATTTTATTTATATTTATCTGATATACTAAATCGCATGTATAAACTTAGAAACTATCTGTTGAGCATGCAGTCGCATTGGATGATAAACCATACGACGTATCAGGCTGTCCAGGACAGTATTCCAGCCGTGGTCAAATACAAGGCTAGTAATGGTATGGAGGACATGGCCAAGACTCCTGTGCATGATGTAGTCAAGAAGATTTATCCAGAGATCTATCGCTTTCCTTTGTTTCGTAGACACTTTTGTACTGTTCTGTTGCGCGAGATAGAGCACATGAAAAAAGAAGTAGGTTTTGCGGGCAATGCTGAGGAAGATATACTGCGACAGATCCCAGAGATAGTTTTAAAAGAACATGTGCCTGAGCTGTATCGGACCATGTGGTTTGTAGTGCAAACGGTATTAAATCCGATCTTCAATGCCATTTGGCAGCGCGACTGTAAAGATCCTGCAAGCATACAGATTGCTAACTATAATCTAATCGATAAACAACAAGGCGCTTGGCACCATGATGAATCGGCAGATATATCGGTGGTGGTGCCGTTGAATACTGGTAAGTATAAAGGTGGCGGTACGGCATTTCACAATTATGGTGAAGTGGCGCCCTTGCCGACAGGACATGCACTCATGTTTCCCTCGTTTAACAATCTGCATAAAGGCCTGCCTGTTGACAGTGGCGACAGATATCTTTTAGTTTTCTGGCTATGTGATAAACAAAAAACGGTAGATTTATACCATTCTTTAGACTAAAAAAACTTGTTATTATTGTGTGTAAATAGTTGCAAATAGTTGCAATTTTTAGTAATATATCTATGTGGGAATTTTATTTATAAACACTAAAAAGGAGGGTGGTATGAATTATGACACAAAGGTAAAAGTAGAATTAACAATAGGCGAGGTATTTGAAATCGTTGGTCATTTAAAAGATGTAATCAAAGCTAATGGTGGCACAGATTATACTGACAAAGATGTTGTAAATGCTTTCAATAAACTTAAAGACATAGAGGTGGCGTAATGGAATATGTAATTAGAACACATGGTAACGGCTGGTTTAACTTTGAAGAGTTGCCACAAGAGGGTAACTATCTCCAAATTCACAACATGAATTGTGGAACTGATAGAAAAGCAATTAACAGAGCTAGAAAAATAATCGGTGATAAAAAAGCCAAAATTGTAATTAAGGAGATGGCGTAAGCAACCACTAATACAAATCTGAGATCTCTACAACTTGGACGCCGTCTAGGTTGTAAGGTCTAAAATCATCTTTATCTTTACACTTCAACAACAACTCTAACGCTTGCTCATTACGAGCTCTTGCATACTCTAACGCTTCATCAGATAGCGTATAAACGCCATATGGGTAAGGGTGTGCCTTTTCCTGTGCAAGGAAGTTAAAACCATCAGCACGCAAGCCAGAGGCTTTACAGCCATCTACATACAGCGCAGCTTGCATGTGATAGTTAAAACTGTTAATCGCATTACGAAAGCCACGCGGTGAAGCGTCACGGCAGGTTTTTAGATCCCAAACGCGCTCACCGTCATACCAGTCGAGTCGACACTTGAAAGGGTGGCCATGGAGCTCAAAGACAAGCGTCAGTTCAGTCAGAGCATCTTTGGCTGGCACATACTCTTGCACAACTGCGCGCCTCTCCATACAAACGTCATACAGGTCCCGGCTGATTGCTGTGCGCTCACCGACGGTTTCCATAAAGTTGGCATAGTCTTCCTTGCCGACTTTAGTTCTGCGATCGATATTGGGTTGGATTACAAACTCTTTGTCAAAGTTGTGGTGTTCTAAAAATACAGTATGCTGCACGCGGCCTTCGAGTAAAGCCGGCGTTTGTGTCAACGCCTTTTGATGCTTCCAGCGATACGGGCATTTAATGACCGCAGTTAGATCGTGAGATCTAAAAGCTGGAATCTGTGCATATTCTTCGTACGGTATATCTTCGTAAATACCTGGTTTCATATCTTCAAACATAATGTTCTCGGTAGATGCGGTAGGCGACTTACTCATGTTAGAGTGTGTGAGTAGGAGGGTTGTCGCCTACCTACAAACTAAAACGGAATTTTGTCGTCAGTTAGTCCGCCTTTGCTATCGTCGCTATCAAAGTCAGGACTGTTCATTTCCGTTGCAGCTTGATCGGTTAAATTAGATAAATCATCAGCCATAGCTGTGTCAGTTGATTGTCCAGCGGCTGCAATAAACTCATAACTGCTAGAGATATCTTCCTGTTGCCATGGTGGCAGAGTTTCATAAATGTCAGCCATAGCTTGACCGTCAGGTGTTTTGTTGCCTTTAATAAAATCACAATACACATCGAGATCAAATACCTCTTGTTCGTTGTGAGTCTGTGCCTGTTGGATGCCGCCGTCTGGTCTTTGCAGATTAAGAATCTTTTGGTTACCGCCTCCAGTGCCATCTGGCATAGGTTTCGTGTGTCCAACCTCGATTCTAGCTGTGCAACCTAATAGGTTGGTAATATCAAAACCTTTGAGTTCTTCCTCGGTAAAACTTTTACCACGCCAGCTTTGTAGATCTTTGCGCAACGCAGCCATTTCAAATAACGATGCTGTATAGGTTTTAGAGACTACAAACGGTCTGCCGTCATCCATTAAAGTTTTGTTCTCAGCTGGATCTAATGCTTCGGATACTTCAAAAGTTATTTGTACTCTAGTTTTCTTGCTTTTTGTGCCTTGATACTCTTGATCCGTGGTACCAAGATCGACAATCCGGTAACAGGTTCCTAAGTAAATGCCTTGTTGTAATTTTGGTAGAGCTTCGCCACCACCTTCGCCGCTTATTGTTAAACTCATATTTTTTTCCTCGCTGTGTTTGTTTAATTAATAATTAATCTACGTCTAGATCATCGTGATGAATAAACCTAAACACATTGACAAAATCAATGTAGTCATCGTGATGATACTCGTAAAAACTGATTGCTAACTCTCTGAGATCTTTTTCAGAATTGTAGTTGCTTTGTAAATAATCTTTAATGTTAATGTGTTTACTAAAATTAAATTTTAGGCTTTTGCAAAACAAGTGTCTGTCTGCTTTGTTATCAAAAAATCTTATGTGTTTGGTGTAAGTTCTTTTCATTTTGTCATCAAGATCAGATGGCTTGCCATCAAAATGTTGTGTTGACCAAATAACAGCATCTTTGTCTTGGATGTAGGTCAAATATTCATCAAAAGTTTTTATCTTTTGTTTGTCTTTACCTTTGTAAACGTATCTTGCCTTATCAATCTCTGTTCTTTTTTTTCTCCATGCCTCGGTATTCTGTGACCAAAACCCCGACATATTATTTAAAAATTCTTTTTTATTAAGTCTGTACATAATTCCTCCTGTATGAAATGTGTTTGCAAATTATAATAAACTTGGGTAATATTCTATACACTTTTATAAAAGAAGTAAACACAAAAAAACAAGCGATGGATTGATGTCATTAAAAATTAAAGGACCTAACAAAAATTTCAACAAACCTTTTACCAAGGATTACACCTCGCAGTTTAGAGATTTCTTAGCCGACCATGGCTATGAACCCGATCCCAATAAGGGATTGATTACCGATGGCTCAATAGGTCGAGCCTACATCAATATCGGCAATCAACGTAAGCTCGTGGGTTGGTATCAGGCTTGGCTCGAGCAGTCATCCCCCTACGGTAGACTAGGCGATTATCGAGTCAGCACGGATCAACCCACAGCTACTTGGAAACCAGAAAATAGTAAAAGGTATCGCATGACGAAAGAGCAGAAGGCGGAGATCGAGGAGCTACGACGCCAAGCCGAGGTCAAGACAGCTGAAAAATATACGCAGGCCGCACAGCGCGCGCAGTCTATTTGGGATCGAGCTGAGGACTGTGTCAAACATGAATACCTGGAGCACAAACAGGTCTTGTCGTATGGGTTAAAAAAGGATACCCATGATAATTTGGTTATTCCGATGAAGGATGGCCAGGGCACTATCGTTGGTCTCCAGTTTATCGCCGCCGATGGCACCAAGCGTTTTCTCACTGGTTCTAAAAAAAGCGGTAGCTTTTTTCTGCTCGGCAGAGAGATCTTTAATAGCTCAGATACCCTTAATTATGCCGAAGGCTATGCGACCGCAGCGTCGATTTATGCAGATAGATCGCAACCGGTAGTAGTCGCCTTTGATGCGTTTAATCTCAGCCCAGTAGCTGAGGTGATGTATAAATACTTTCCTAATCATAAGCACATCTTTGTTGCTGATAACGATGATAGTCAAACAGGTGAGCGAGAGGCCAAGAAAGCAGCGGCGCATATTAAAAAACTTGGCGGTTATGCTGAGATTCAAATGCCTGAGAGTAAGGGCGACTATAACGACCATAAGAACGAAGTTGCTGTCGTCGAAGGCGAGGTGGTCATGCAGAGTGTCGATGTCCCGGTGGAGTTTGACTTTGTCAGATCTGCAAGCGGACGCTTCTTGAACACCAAAGACAATATCGGTGGAGTGCTAGCTACGCACGGTGTTGATGTGCGCTACAATGTAATTAAGAAAAAAATGGAGATAGATATACCAGACATGACTTTCATCGCTGACATGCATGAGGAGGCCAGCCTGATAGAGATTGAAAATCGGTGTATTAATATGGGCATACCGCATACTAAAGTGCGCGACTATCTCAAGGTGTTAGCACGCGAATACAACCCGGTGAAAGAATGGATAGAGAGCGAGCCGTGGGATGGAGTCGACAGACTGCCAGACTTTTTGGACTCGCTGACAACGGAGGAGTCGGCGCAGTTACGCGATATGTTGCTGAAAAAATGGCTCATATCTTGCGTAGCTGCTGCCTTTGAGAAGAATGGCGTTGAGCTCGAGGGGATTCTCGTGTTGCAGGGCGCTCAAGGACTCGGGAAAACCTTATGGTTTAAGCGCCTGTGTGATTACAATAAAGGTTGGCTGTTAGAAGGTGCAACGCTGAATCCGTCGGATAAAGACAGCGTTAAGCGGGCGGTTAGCCATTGGATTGTAGAGTTAGGCGAGATCGAGTCGACGTTTAAAAAATCGGACATCGACCAGCTCAAAGCGTTTGTGACGGCGAAGACGGATGAGCTGAGGTTGCCGTATGACCGGGCGTTTACGACCTATCAGCGCAGGACGGCGTTTTATGCGTCAGTCAATGCACGCGAGTTTTTGACGGACACGTCGGGGAATCGAAGATTTTGGGTGTTGGCAGTGCGCGATATCAATGTCAATCATGGCGTCAATATGCAACAGCTGTGGGCGCAGGTCAAAGAGACTATGTATGTGC